TAAGCATAATGATAAGCCTCACAGGTTCTGTACGTAACTACATTTCAAATTATATATATTGTATTACACTGGAACCGGATCAAGATTATACTGATGTTGATAAATTAACACTTGAAGAATTTAATAAAGTTTCACCCGATTTTAAATATAAAGTTATTGATATGTTTCAACCTGAAATTCAAGAGTTATTAGCAAGTAATAAATTGGAAGGTTAAAATGCAAGTGAAGTTGAATTTGATGAAAATAGTTGGATAAGTAGTTTAATGATAAGTGGAATACAAAGTGTTTTTAAAGAAGAAACTGGAGAGGATATTAGCCGTGAGGAAGTAATTAAGATGTCTAAGAAGCCAAAATAAAAAAAAATACCACGTAATGTCGAAAATCATTTTTCTGTATTATCTTTGCCCTCGACTTACATACAGATATTCTTGGGCGAATAATCCAACAATTATTTCAACAAGATAAAGGGAACGTCCCTATGGTGGTGCTGCGGAAACAATGCACTGTACAACCGCCCTGCGTTTGTGTGTAAGTCACACCTACGGGGGCGTTTCTCATTTATCACAATTCGATCCAATATGACACACGGAAAGAATGAATCGGGCAGCTTTTTGCCAATGACAGTAACTGAAGGTGTTACTGTGAATTTACTACCAAATGAACAGTTTGAATTTTTAATGAGTACGAAAGAGGTTGCCAATGGTTATGGCTCTTCAAATTACAACATCAGGATGACTCTTATGAGACATGCTGATGAACTTGCTGAGGGAAAGCACTATGTAAAGGGTGTAACAATTTGTTACACCCAGCCTCATCAAATCTTTTGGACTAAACGCGGCATTGTCCGCCTTGGTTTCTTTATCAAGAGCGAACGGGCAAAGCTGTTCAGGGATTGGGCTGAGGAGCTAATTATTCAGCTGGATGAACAAAGAGATCTCTTTAACCAGCCACTACGCCAGAAAGAGCTTGCAGGCAGCCGCAAACACAACCGCCTTACCCAGGACAGAATGATAAGCATACTTGCTGATGTTTGCCGTATTGATGACAGGGATCTTCGCCTGAGCATAACCAATAAGCTTATGAAAGGAGGCCAGGCATGACACGGATATTTGTTACCCGTAAAAGCGAAATAACGGCATTTATGCAGAGTTACCAGGATAATGGATATACAACCTACCGTACCCGGCTTGAGTGCAACTGTGCCAGCCATAACCGCCGTAGCGGCATTTTAGTAATAGATCCTGAAACGCTTGTTTTAACTTCAAAAGTAATCCGCTGCCGTGGCTGCGTTAACCGAAAGGAGGCCGGTAATGGATGAACATATGACCGTAATAGAAACATCGGCAATACTAAAGTTGCTGGATGCTCAGTTAAAAACCCACGAAGTATTGTATGACCTGGTTATGATTATGCGCGAAAACGAGAAACGAAAAAATGACAGTAACCAACTCCCTAAGGCTGAAATGAAAATTAACCGTTAAAACGACTAAAAGCACACAAAACAGCCTTAAACAATACCGTTGCCTAAGCCACCATAATCGGTGGCTTTTTTTTTGGTACCGGATTAAATATATCCGTATTATTGCATTGCGTAAGTAATTCACAAATGGGTAAGCTGCCGAAATTAAAGCGGCAGCCTAACCCCGTGCAACAATTGTAATGATTGGTGCAAGCCCATTTGTGGACTTACGCAGCGGGACATGGGCTGCCGTATTTTCGCCCAAACCTACTAGTGCTACGCATATGGCTCTGGAACTACACAACACACACTCGCTCGACAAACTCCTGAAACTTATTGAAGCTCAGCAACACACCAATGAGGCTTTATTTGATTTGGTAATGGAAATACGTGAACAGCAAAAACAAATCGAGATCCCTACTATAAAGAATACTTTGCATATTATAAGGAAATAAAAAAGGCTGCAAGATCTTGCAGCCTTTTTTATTGTCACTCATTAACTTCCTCGTGCGTTTCCTCAAAGGTTATCACTTTAACGGATAACCCGTCGGTTCGTCGCTCAGTGGTAAATCCTTTCAGGTAAAGCAGTCCGCACTTATCGGTATCCTCAAATCCTTCGAGTGCGTCGCGTACTGCTTCAGCTTCACCAACCTTGGCAAGTGTGTTATTGATAGCAGCCGTTGGAGCTTTTGCCGAGCGGTCGCCAAGCCTGTTATGAGCCACACGCACGGTTATTGTGCTATTAACATCGTAAGCGCCGCCGCCAATAGATTCGTGTTTCTGATCAACGGAAACCAGGGCACAGGGCAAAGCAACCGGAGGTTGACTCTCGTAGTTGTCAATCTGCCCGAAATCTTCGTCCACCCACTTGATGGAGCTCACAGTATTGATCTGTGCGTAAATGCTAATTAAAAGGTCTTTCATCGGTGTTTAATTAGAAAATAAAATACGTTTAAAGTCTTTTGCTACCCGCAGCTCAATTTGCCTGTTAATCTCAACACTGTGGCCCATGTATTTGCGTTTAGGAATTATGAATGTCCGGGTAGTCTTTTTGGTGAGCGCCATAGCTTTCCACATTCCGCCACCTTCGCCTTTTCCACCCGGATTAGCCTGGTAATATTTTGCCCAGGCAAAGCGCCTCATTTTGGGTGTAATGGTTTGTGTAACGGTTCCGCCTTCGTTATGAATACGGCTATATCTGAGTGATGAACTTATTGTTACTTTACCCTCCGAAGCTATTGACCTGATTGAGTTATACAGTTCCTTGCGGCTTGATAGCAAAGTTCCGTATCCGGAAGCGGCACTTTTATCCTGTCCTATCCGTTTGCTGGGTCTCCAGGGCTCAAGCTTATCATCAACAAAACCGCCTAGCATAAAGTTTTCGTGAAAGTGATCCACGGCTAGCTTGCCCACATGCCTGGGGAGATCCTCACGGGCATATCGCTTCAGCTCGTTGAGCTTCGACTCGAATAACTTTTGAAACTGCGCCGGAGTCATTACAGTTTTTTGGTAAATGATTTTACAGCTTTGGCAGCGCCTTTATATGCATTGGCCCGGTATGGATGTTTCTTTCCAAATATAGAATTTGTGAAAGCGGGATTCCCTTCGAGACCTCCCGGAACCGGGATATCAAGATCATCAATTTTGTAGAGATCTCCGTTAGGTTCGTCGTCGGTATTGGTTATTCCGCACTTGCAGTTCCAGTCGCTTCCTGGAAACATGGTTAGCCAGAACTTGTGAGTAATGGGTAATACTAAACCATAGAGCTTGACATGAATTTCGCGCTTTACCACTGATGTACTCTTCAGCCATTTAAGGTTAGGGTATAAATCCGAGTCGCGTTCAAAGTCCTTGAACATGGCCGCCATACGGGCACGAATCACAGCGGTATCATATTCTGTTTTACGCCAGTTCAGGTTATAGTCTTCAACCAATAGCTCAGTATCGGTTTTAAACTGAGCCCACGGCTTCAGCTTGCCGTTTTCATCCAGCAGCTGGGCAGCTATGTCATTTTGCTGCCTGTGCGTTTTAAAGGCCGCAAAAACTGCATTGTTCTTTTTGAGCGCTTCGGTAAATTCATAATCCGGATCATCGTAGCTTATATCCGGGAAAGCCTGATCAACGGCCTTGTTAAGTTCCTGGTATGAAATATTAAAAAAGCCCGGTTCAATGTCGCCTTTAACGTCAACGGCATCATTGTAAATATCCTTTAACGCTTTTTCGATTATAGCATCGAAGCTAAGCGTATGCTGTGTGTCTGCTGCGGTTGCATAACCCTGGTACAGGTTATCAATTAAAATTTTAAAGGAGCCCTCCCGCTGCTGAGGGCGTCCGCGAAAAAACCTGCAATGGCATCCTTTAAAGTCGTTTTCTTTACCGGAGCTTTAGGATCTGTATCATCCGGATCGGGATTGTCGGGATTAGGTGCCTTTGCTTTGCTGCTTATTGTTTCGCCTTTCTCAGGTTTGCGAACTCCCGAAACTTCGTATATATACTCATCGCTCACTGCAATGCCTTCGCCTTTTACCTTTATGGCGATATCAAGGCGTTCAACTGTTGAAAGGCTTTCGCCCTGCTCCGGAAATACAAACTTACCTCCTGCAACCGGTAACCCAGCGGCCTCCAGTATTGGCAATACATTACGGTTAAGGATGCGGCGTACAAACTTACGGTCGCTTTTGTTTATGTCCTCTTCAACCTCCTTATGAGTCTGGCTCTGTGCCTTGCTGCTGCCGTCAACGGTAGTCATTGTTTGTCCCAGTACTGTAATCAGGATCTCTTTATCACAACGATCAAGGAACCGGTCGTAAAGCTGTCCGTTGGAACTGGAGCTTGTTTCCTTCTGATCCACTTCAGCTTCCTTTGGAACAACAGCGTATGGAGCTCCGCCAAACATCTTGAGCGACTTTATTAACTCATCCCTGGTATTGGTATCATAAGCTGAATACTTAGCCAAACGAAACGGCATACCGAATAATTCAATGAACTCGGCCCAGTCGCCATATCCACCACGTTTGTAAATAACGTAAATAGCAGCCTTATACATATATCCAAGAGGATCTCTCGAATTGTTCACCTCGAAAATGTAAGGCAAGCCTTCGTAACTAAGTCCGCTTTCGGAAAACTCATCCGGAAGTATAAGCTTCTTAGCAATGTTTAAGTTACGCCTGGGGACTGAAAAGCAGTTAAACGGCATGGCGCTCATTACATCAATAACGGAAACTCCCCAGGCTTTTGCTTCCATAATT